GATTTGACGCAGTGTTAAACGGCAGTAATGCTTCTGATAATATATTTAGAATAGGAAGAGCTAGTAATGTTCATAACAATTACTTTGACGGAATTATAAACCAAGTAGGAATTTGGAATTCTGACCAGAGTGGAAACATTGCTACAATTTACAACAGTGGAGCTACTCAAGACTTGACAGGTTTAAGTGCTGCACCAGCACATTCTTATGAACTTGGTTCGAGCATAACGACAGTTACAGACGAAGTTGGTAGTGCAGATTTAACAGGATATAACTTTGTAAGTAATGATCTTGTTTCAGACACACCATAAGGAACGATAAATATTAAATGATTATATATATAAAAGGAAATAGGTTAGTATGAGCGACTCGAAGATTAGTGAATTAGGTGATTTAACATCACCAGCAAACGGTGATCATTTTGTCGTAGTTGACTCTAGTTCTAATGAAACCAAGAAGATAACTTTTTCAGATCTAAACTCTTCAATGACTCCACCTGTATCTGGTTCTGTTCTTGCAGACGATATCGGGGTTGGCGATGATTCAATCTTAATCCAAACGGATGTCGGAAACATCACCATAGACGCTGAAGGCAATAATACTGATATTATCTTTAAAGGTACTGATGATACTGTAGACATAACAGCATTAACCTTAGATATGTCAAACGCTGGAGCTGCAACATTTAACTCTACAGTCACTGCTACTGGATTTGTTATTGGCAACGCTGCTATCAGTGAAACTGAATTAGAAGTATTAGATGGAGCTACTCTCTCTACAACTGAATTAAATCACGTTGCTGGTGTTACTAGTGCTATTCAAACTCAACTTGACGCAAAAGAAGGATCTCTAACCTTCGGTATTGCTGACACTAATGCTTTAAAAGTAGACAGTGCCTCAACTGCAGATGACCAGTATGCACGATTTACAGCTAACGGTCTTGAAGGTAGAAGTAATGCAGAAGCATTAAGTGATTTAGGTGCACAAGCTGCACTTACTTTTGGTATAGCCGACACAAACATTCCTATTTTTAACAGTAATGTAGCTGATAGTGATTTCTTAAGAGTTTCAGGTACCTCTATTGAAGGTAAATCAGCCAGTGAAACACTAAGTGACATTGGCGGACAAGCAGCACTTACTTTTGGTATTGCTGATACCAACGCAACTAAGATTGATAGTACCAGTGTAGCAACTGGAGAATACGCTAGGTTCACAGCAAATGGTATAGAAAGTAGATCAACTCCTGAAGTACTATTGGATATTGGTGGTATTACTGCTAGTTCAACTGATACCCTAACTAACAAATCAGGTAGCAACAATCAATGGACTAATGATGCAGGTTACACCACTAACACAGGAACGGTAACACCTTCTAGTACAGATGCATTTACTAATAAATCTGGTAATATTTCACAATGGACTAATGACAGTAATTACTTAACTAGTGAGACTGACAGTCAAACATTAAGTTTTACTACTCCTAATTTAACTATTAGTAGCGGTAACAGTGTCGACTTAACCAATTTAAAAACAACTGCTTTAGCTTTTAGTGCTATAACATCTACACCAACCACTATAAGTGGCTACGGTATAACAGATGGTGTGACACCATCAGGAACACAAACATTAACAAACAAAACCTTAACTTCACCAATAGTAGGTGGAATTACAACTACTGCAAGTGGTAACATTGTTTTAGATCCTGCTACACAGATAGTAGAGATTAAAGGTGATGGAAGTAGTGTAGAAGGTCAGATTAAATTAAATTGTCATGTTAACACTCATGGACAAACCATAAAAGCACAACCACACAGTGCCAACGTTACCAACACAATGTTATTACCAGCAGGTGCTAATTCAACACTAGTATCTGAAGTTAGTGCAAGTGCCTTAACTAACAAAACAGGAGCAATATCACAGTGGACTAATGATAGTGGATACTTAACTAGTATAGCAGCTCAATCATTTAGTAGTCTTACTGGCAAACCAACAACCATTTCAGGCTATGGCATAACAGATGCCTTTGATGGTGCCTACAGTAGCCTAACAGGCAATCCGAGCTTGTTTAGTGGTGCTTATGCAGACTTGAGTGGTAAACCAACCTTGTTTGACGGTGCTTATGGTAGTTTATCTGGCACACCAACTATTCCAACTAACAACAATCAATTAACCAACGGTTCAAGTTACATTACAGGTTATACAGTAACTGAGAGTGATGTTACTGCACATGAAGCTGCTTTAACAATTACTGAGTCACAAATATCAGATCTTGGCTCGTATACGACAATTTCAAGCACTGACACGCTAACTAATAAAACATTTGATGCTAACGGTACTGGCAACAGTATTAGCAATCTAGAGGTTGCAGACTTTGCTTCAGGTGTACTAGACATTGATATATCTGCAGTTTCATCATCAGATGACACACTGGCTTCAGCTAAATCTATTAAGACTTACGTTGATACCAAGGTCGCAGCAGTAGTTGATACAGCTCCAGCAGCCTTAGACACATTGAATGAACTTGCTGCAGCATTAGGCGATGATGCTAGTTTTGCTACTACAACAGCTACATCATTAGGCAACAGACTAAGAGTAGATGTCAACAGCCAAAGTTTAACTAACACACAAAAAGCCAACGCTGTTACTAACCTAGGTTTAAACACAGTGGCAACGTCAGGTGCTTATTCTGATCTATCAGGAACACCGACAATACCAACAAATAATAATCAATTAACTAATGGTGCAGGCTTCACAACCAATACTGGTACAGTGACAGCTTCATCAAGTGATACGCTTACTAATAAATCCATAGACTCTGACAACAATACAATTACAAATATTGTCAACGCTGATATTAAAGCTAGTGCTGCTATTGAATTTAGCAAGCTAGCAAATCTTACTACAGCTAGAGCATTGGTTTCTGATGGTAATGGTGACGTATCGGTTGCAGCTACAACTGCGACAGAGTTAGGTTATGTCAGTGGCGTAACATCAGCTATTCAATCACAGATTGATGCTATCTCAGCAGGAACAGGAAATTACAGTTTAACTAAAACAGGAAACTATACTGCTGTTGCTGGTAATCAAATACTATGTGATACTTCTGGTGGTGCATTTACAATTACACTTCCTGCTAGTCCAAGTGCTGGTGATATAGTTAGAGTGCTTGATGCAACTGCTTCTTTTGACGCCAACAACTTGACAATAGGTAGAAATTCAAAGAAAATACAAGGCTTGGATGCTGACCTTACCATTACCACACAAAACACTGGTATTGGCTTAGTTTTTTATAATGATACGTATGGTTGGAGAGTTCTAATTGATGCGTATGATGTTGACGTAACGGAGCTATAATATGACAAATGAAGTTTATAATTCACAAAATAAAGATATTTTTGTAGATGAGGCAACTCATAAATTGGTTGTTAAAAAAACTCAAGATACTACAAACATATTAGAACAAAATAAGATTGCTCGTAATCATAGATCATTAGAACAAAAAGGTGAGTTTCAACGTATTGCACAGATACCCTTAATTGCATTACAAATAAAGACTAAACAACTTTTTGGACATTCTAACTGGCATCAGTTACATAAAGAGACTCAACGTGAGTTAATAAAAAATATGGTTAACAGCAATGAATTTCAAAACTTTAGGGTTGGAGAGAAAAGACTATAATGGCTTTAGATAACTACAGTAACTTAAAAACTAGTATTGCTAACTTCTTAGCACGTGATGACTTAACTACCGAGATTGATGACTTTATAGATCTAACTGAAGCAGACTTTAATCGTAGACTAAGAATTAGAGCCATGGAAACTGTTGATACTGCGTTTAGCATAGATGCAGAAACTAAAGCTCTACCTACTGGGTTCTTGCAGATACGTAGTTTTTTTGTGAATACAGCTACTAAAACACCATTACAGCTATTAACACCATTTCACCAATACGATACTAGAGGTTCATCAACTACTGGAGTGCCAAAAGCCTACTCAATAGAAGGTTCTAGCTTTAGATTTAGTCCGATACCTGACAGTGCCTACACAGGCAATTTAGTCTATTATAAGGCCTTTGACAGCCTTAGCGACACAACTGCAACCAATGTAATACTAACTAACCATCCTGATGTATATTTGTATGGTGCATTATATTTTGCTAGTACATTTATTCGTGGTATGGATCAAATGACTGTTGGACAATTTAAAACACAATATGAGTCAGCACTACAACAAGTAGAACAAGCTGATGAAAAAGATAAGTACAATGGTACTCCATTGATACAAAGAAGTGATATAAATATTAACAATTTTGATAACGTAAAATAATGCAAGTACCTTTCGCAGAATGGCTACCTGACCTACCAGATCACGCTAATCCTGGTTCAACGCAAGCTAAGAACGTATACCCTGCGGTAAACAGTTACCGACCATGGCGAGATATTGTCAATGCTAGTGCTAATGGTTTAGACGCTAGATGCCAAGGAGCAAGTGCATTTAAATCTGATAGTGGTACTGTTTCTGTGTTTGCAGGCGATAATACTAAGTTATATAAATTTGTTTCTAATGCTTTTGTTGATGCAAGTGGTAGTACTACATTTACTTGTCCAGTAGATAGTTATTGGGACTTTATTAAGTTTGGTGAAGCTGTTATAGCTTTTAATGGTGAAGATACTACTCAAGCATGGGATTTAGACTCATCAACTGATTTTGCTAACTTAGCTGGCTCACCACCTATATTTAAACATGCTGCAGTTATTGGTAATTTTATTGTTACTGGCAATCAGCCTACCGCACAAAACAAAGTAGCTTGGGCATCAGTAAACAGTTCTACAGCTTGGGTCCCAGGCGTTAATCAATCTGATACAGAAACTCTGCCTGAAGGTGGTGCTATTACTGGTATGACTGGTGGACAATACGGTTTAATCTTTCAAGAAAACAGAATCACTCGTATGGACTATAGAGGTGGTAATGTTATATTTTCTTTTAGACGTATCGAAGATAATAGAGGTGCAGTACAAGGTAAGTCTGTAGTTAAAGTAGGAAACTTAGTCTATTTTTTATCTGAAGATGGTTTCTATGTAACTGATGGCAACACTTCAACTCCTATTGGTAA